TCAAGGTCTCGGTGATGAGGTCGAGATAGTGCGTCAAGCCCAAGAGGAACAGGTTGCTCTTGCCCTCAAACAGGCTTTGCGTGCCGACCTTCGACTGGCCGATCTGGATAAAGTCCGCGCTGAACGCCTGCATGACCTGGATGTTGTAGCGCGAAATCGCCTCGCTGATCGATTGCCGGGATCCCGTACCACCCGCCGACAAGATGTTTAGCTTGAAGCCCGTAGGCTTGCCCTCGTTGTCGACCGACGCCGGAATGACCGCGCCCCACCGCTGGTCGACCTTGATCTGCTGCACCATCGTCTGGAGCGTGCTGAACAACGACCGCTCGGCAGAGCTGGCCGTGGTCAGCATGATTTGCGGCGGAACCTCCATCACTGGCATACCCGAAAGGTTCCGGTCCATCGAGATCGCCTCGATCTCCTCCAGACGCTTGACGTAATGGTATGCCCTAACGACGGGGCGTAGCAGGCTGTTGTGCGTTGGCACCATCTCTTCGCCGACCAAAAACAAATGCGACGGAGAATCTACCTGCACACAAACCGTGTCTTTGTCCTCTATACGAACAATACGCCGTATAGTGTGGGCGCCCCTTCGTCTTTTCTGCCGTATGGCTTGTCGCTCTAGTTTCCTTGGCATCAAAAACGCCGGAAGATCCAACCAAAATCTTACTTCCCACACGTCCCGCGTCGCCACAATCTGCTTGCCGTTAATTACGCCCCCTAGACGTCCGGCCCATTGCCGCTTCTTGATGGATGGATGTCCACCAAGACTACGCACAAGCTCCGCCACACCGTCGATTAGATTTTTATTGGTGTTATGAAAAACACAAGCCTGGTCACGCGCTGTTCGTTTAGGGCAATGCCCGTCCGTATCCATCAAGCCTTGCAATAACGCCAAACGCTGTGCTGGTGCCGCCCGTAAATACGCGGCCGGGATATGCTTCTCCTCCAGCACTCCGGCACACCGCAGTGCCGCCTTAAAGCCACCCTTAATGCGAAGATTGGCTGTGTCGTCGTAGCCCTGATTGAAGTTGGACTCGTCCTCGATATATTTCTTCAAATGCTCGACATCTCCCTTACAGACCGTCATTACCGAGGTGCGCTTGCACCCGTCCCCGAGCCAATAACCCAACAAGTAGGGATCGACAGGCAAGGCCAATGTCGCAGCATCGAGCACAGGAGAGCGCCCGCAATCAATGGGATTGCGCCAAAAACGCGTTGGATACTTTCGCATCAACTCGAACAAATCTTCAGTCCGAGCGACACGTGGCGTGGCGCGGTTAGTTTTATCCTGCGGAAGCAGCACCGACCACAAATGATTAGCATCTGCCGTAATTCTATGCCCCGAGGAAAATTCAATCTCGTATGTTGGGCGCTTTTTGAAAATTTCCGACTTGGCCACAACATATCGGATACGCCCGTCGTCACCGTAAACCTTATCCCCCTCTTTCAAATCCCCCATCGTAGACCAGCCGTTAGGGGTGGGCACGGGTGTGTCCAATGCCAAAGCGTAGCCCTCTGGATTGCCCTTGATCGATCGCGTCTTGAAATGCAACAGCTTGTCTTTCGGGATGTACACCGGCCCGCGGCCTAGCAGGTTCCAGTAGTCCATCTGCACCACGCCCATTAGATCGCCACGGCGGGACAACGCCCATTGGTACAGCGTGTCCTGCGACCGGACCTCCAAGGACCGAAGGCCGAAGCGGCCGTCCTTGAACTGGCTATTGATCATGGGATTGTCCTCGTGCTCGCCTTTGCGGAGCTTGAAAACAATCTCGAACAGCGACCAGCCGTGCACGAGCATGGAGATGACTTCGCAAATGAAACTGCCCCATGAGTCCTCCATGTCGCCCATGTTGGACTCGAGAAACTCTTGCTCTGCCGTCGCCGGCGACTTGCCGGACGACGCCTTGACCGACCACTTCACCTGGCGCAGGACCGACATGATGATGAACATGATCGAGCCGATGACGGCAGAATCATCCCACATCGCCTTGTAGTATTGCGTGCCTTGGAGATAGCGGAGCTGCGAAAGCTGCTCCTCGTTGATAAACCCGCTGGCGTGCCGCAGGCCGCTCGTGCCGACGATCGCCTGCAGGGGGATGTCCAGGCGCGACTGCTGCTCGACAAAAACCAGCTCGGGGCGCTTGCCGATTTGCGGATCCAAGGCTTCGGCGATGTTTGGGGTGGGGGCTTCCGGGGTGGTCTTCATTCGATCTCCAATCGATCAATGCCTCCTTCGATCGGAGAGCGTACAGGCAAGATGTAGCACACTAGCCGAAATTGTTCCAACCCGAATCGGTTCTCATGCCCGCAAGCATGGGGAGCTGGATATCCGCGAGCCTCGCGATTTGCACATCGGCCAAGCCTTGAGAGGTGGCGTCGACCTGGTCGTCGTATTTCGTCTTTGGAAACGTCACCAGCTCCTCCACGTACTCGCCTACCCACGGCGCGTTCTCCCGCTTCGGAAGCCACACGTTGCCGGCCTCGAACAACGGGGACACCGCCATCAAGCGGCGCGGCTTGTCGGTATGGGGTGTCACCGGCACCAAGCCCGGCACCTTGTTCTTTAGCGTCGAAAGCAGAGCGGCGCCGTTCGCCTTCTTCTCGACTTTCTTGCGGATAGCCAACGGGTACGCCGCGGAGACGTTCTCCACCTGCGCCACCGAGGCGGTAAAATCCACCCGGTCCCGGTACTGGTGCACAAGGTAGCAGTTCGCGCCGGCCTGGGCCCAGACCTGCCCGACGACATAGGAGCCCGCCTCCGTCTCGTCGAAGGTCAGGTCCCAGGACTGCCACCACCGCTCCACGTCCGGCAAGGTGTCGTAGTACCGCAACCACTCCCGCTTTATAATCGCGCCTTCCGGCGCCGACGGGTTCTGTTGGAAAAGCGCCAGCCATGCCGAGGCCGGAATCGTCGCCTTGACGGCCTTTAGGTGCTCCAAGCCAAAACGCCTCTCCCACAACGGCTCGCCCCTTTGCCTGGGGTCGTCATCCGTCGGGTCGTCTTCCTTGATCGCCTCGCGCCGGAGGACCTTCCACTGGTCCGCGTCCTTGTCGGCCCGCATCGCGTCAAGAAGCCTGCCGGCGAGATCGTCTTGGTGCCAACGTGTCAACGTCAAAAGAATGCCCGACGGCTTGCCGTGGATGCGCGTGTGCAGCGTCGTGTTGTACCAGTTGTACATCCGGTCCCGGTACGTCAGGGAGTTGGCCTCCTCCGCGTTCTTTATCGGGTCGTCTATGATCGCGTAGTTTCCGCCAAGGACGCCGCCCCCCATGCCGGTGATGCCGCCGCCGACGCCCGCGCACCGGTACTGGCCCTTACGCCCCACGATCTCGAACAGGTCCGAGTTCCGGAGCCACGACCCCGACACCGTCCGGATGTTCGACGCGCCAAGGCGCGTGTCCGGGAACACCCTTCGGTACTCCTCGCCGTCCATAAGCCTCTGGACGTCCCGGTTCATCATCGAGGCCAAGTCGGCGGAGTAGCTCGTCGCGATGACGTTGGCTTCGGGGTTGTTCCCAAAAATAAAAGCCGGCAGGTGCCGTGATACGAGCTGCGACTTACCATGCCTCGGGGGCGTCTCTATGATAAGCCTCGGAAGCTCTCCCCGCACCCACTTTTCAAGATAGGAGCAGATGAGCCGGTGGTGCCAGTTCACCTCGTAGTTGGGCATCGTGTAGAGCACGAAGGCCAAGAGGCTATTTCGGCAATTTTCGAGAGAAATGTACTGCCTAAGATTTTCCCGCCGGACTTGTTCCGCCCGCACTTGATCCAGAGTCGGAAGTCTTAGGCTTTGCGAGAATACCATGCAACGTCTCCAACTCTTGATCCGACAAGGTTTTTAATTGCTCCGGCGTAACCACCGTTCCCTTAAAAACAATCTCTCCCCCCGCCGGCCCACTATGCTCAAAACGACTTAAATCCTTCTGCCCGAGCTTCTGTTTTCCAAGCCAGATGAGCATCGCGGGATTCCCCTTGAGCGCCGCTACAAGCTGCGCCCGGCGCAGTGAAGCCTTTCCTCCTTCGGACTTCTCTTTGTACACCTGTTCAAACGTAACTCCGTACGTGCGCCGGCACCATTTGTTGAGCGTCTTGTACGTCATACCAAAAATGTGACAGATCTCTTCCCTCGTACACCAACACGAACAATCGTTCTCGAACTCCTTCTGCGGAATATCCTTCGGGGGACGGCCTATTTTTTCGGCGGGGGTTTGAGGGAGAAAGGGCATAAAGGTATTCTACTCGCCGGAACGGTTAGAGTCGAGGGGCTTTCTCCTGCCTTTGATCGGCTTGCCGCTGCGCGACAGCTCTACAAGCAAACCTGTATACAGGCTCACGAGCCTCACGAGCTTCACGAGCTTCATACCGTAGGGGTCGCGCTCCGGCACGACCGCGTCCGGCCGCCGG